CTTAGCAACACCGCTTAAAGCATTACCGACATCACCCCAGCTAAGACCGCCTTCCATTTCCTTCTTTTTGCGACCTAAACCAAGTTTCTTTCTGGCGTAAGCTTGGGCTACAGGAGCCGCTGCAGACGCAACCGTTCTGCCAATTGATGCTAAATCATCCTTCCAATCGCCTCCCTTCTTTCTTGACGCACGCTTTTTCTTCTCTCCAAGACCAAGCAAAAGAGGAGCAAAAGGGGCAGCAGCTTTCAAGGTGCTGGTAAAGCCGTTGAGGAAATCTTGACCGAAATCACCGCCGTGCATCTTCTCGGCAGGGTGACGCAATCCACCAACCGCACCATCAACACCGCTGTAAAAAGCTCCGCCAGAATGGACGGCTAAACCAGAGGAAAGATTGTGGGGAGGATACGCAGGGGAATTACCAGAAGGATTGTATTTTAAAGGAGATGAACCACCGCCGACCATTTCACCGTGAAAGGCTCCTAAACGGTAGCCCATTGGATTGGGATGATAAGCAGGGTAAGCTTTCTGCCAGTGTTTCTCGTCCATCTCGTCAAGAATGCTCACCAACTTTTTGTTGTAAGGAACATCGTAAGTAATATTCGCTTGCGGCATATTATATACTTAATTGAGAATATAATATGAAAATCAAGGTTTAAAATTCGCTAAAGTTTTGATTTGAAAATACTTAGCAGAGTTTCTTGAGTTTTCCCCCAGAACCACCGCCGCCAGTGCTGCCGCCACCAGTGCTGCCGCCGCCGTGTGAGTGGTGCTTGCGATGACGCATCATACCCTTCATCGCTGTAAGGGCAGTGTTAAGATGCATTCCACCAGTCATTCTCTTGACCTCAGCGGAGTGAATGGCATCAACTTGCTGGTGAGCCTTTGCGGAAAGAACCATCTCCTTAGTAAGAATACCAGTATAGACAGCAGAAACACCTTGCTGGGTGGTGAAGATGCCGCTATTGACGGTAATAACGCAAATCTCTGGTTGAATCTCGTATGAGAATTGGTTAGTGACATTAATATTCATCTGGAAGTTGTAGTTGCCAAGTGAACCACATGAAATGTAGTCTGGAAGACTGAGGTCGTATGCAGGGTTGATGACGAGAAGAGAGCCAGTGGAAGCAACAACGGAGCCCTTGCCGTCGGTGGAAGCCACCTCCGCTTGACCGCTAAACTCAGCCCAAGATTGGGTTGAGCCGTTCTTCACAGACATACGCCACAAATCGTAAGCAGAAGCGGACGAGAGGAGCCCACTTTGGTTGTTCAGGTTGATTTGAACGCTGTTGATTGCGAGGAAAGCATCCGCCTTAGTCCAGTTGTTTGCCGAGTTGCTCATTGGGAAACGAACTGTGACGAGAAAGAGGTCAGGAATTTGGTTGATTTGAAGATTGGATGTGGTGATTTGGGCTGAGCCGCCACGAGCTGCAAGAGTAGGTTGGTTTGCGGCGTTTGTTAAATAACGAGGATAATCCATATAGGGGACAATATTTTTTGTCTGGATAAGGTCGCTGGGCTGGGTGGAGAGGAACTTGAAAAGAAGAGTGGGTGCAGAAGGTTGCTTACCAACAATTCCAATAGCCGAGTTGGAAGCAAAGCCGTTGGGATTACCAGTAGTTCCTAAAGAAATAGAAGTAATGTAATCGTTGGCTGAAGACCAAAGACGGCTGCATGTAGCATCAATATTGAGCGTAAATGTCATATTGTTAATGCCGAGCAAACCCTGACAGTTGAATTCAGGGTCACCGAAGATGAAGGGAGAAAGGAAAAGAGGCTCAGACACGACAACTTGGATTTCAACAACCCAAGTGTCAGCCACATTCGTAGAAACAAGAGAAGTGTCCGTTCCACCAGCAGTGATATTGTGGGTGACGACCATATTAATAGGAAGGCTGCCACGAGGAACTTGGTCTAAATCGTAGGAGGCGTTGCCGTAGCCAGCAAGGGGGTTGTTGTTGGTGCCTTTTGCGTCAGTATATTCACCGTAGGCTTGGTCTGGAAGAGCAGCGGTGGTGCTGTTAAAGCGGTAAAGCTCTCTTGAGTTGTTCATACGGAAAAGGGAAGGAAGAACATCACGGCTGTTGATGGAAACGGTGGTGTTGTTAATTTGAGCCGTAGCCGTTGTGAAAAGGCTGTTGAGGGGGAAAGCGTGGAAAGCGTCCGTTTGACCGTAATTCAAGAATTTTTCTCCTACAGGGACACCAGTTCCTCTAATAGTAAAGGAGATGCCAGTGTTAATGAGAATATCACGCCCAATAACGACATTTTCTGAAGGCACTTGCACATTGAAGATGATGCTGGAATTGCTGTTAGAAGTGGAAGGAAAACGCTGGTATGTGGTTTGAGAACCTCCAGATTTAACAGCAAAGTCAATATCACTGGTTATATCGCCGATGACGGAGTCCTTAACGAGAACGGTTTTGAAGTCACTCATCTTATATATTTGGCTGAGATAAAATATATAAGAACAAAGTCCTAAATTTAAGCGTGGTAATTAGGAGCTAAAGAAAAACCAGCCAGCTGGTTGGGGAAATTGGGTTTTATAGAAGTGGTCGGTAAAAGGGGATTTAAATGGTTCGCCAATTGGACACTATCTTTCTTTAAGAATGCTATTTTCATCGTGACCGTTTGTCCTGAACCAAGTCTAAATGGGACTAAATTCCCAGATTTGGTTCGCCAAGCTATTTCTAAATCAAGATTCTTAAGGGGTTGATTTCCTCTTAAAGTAAGAAGTCTATATTGGGCGGATGGAATATATACCAAGTTGGGTCGGTATTCTCCAGTCTCAACGACCAAATCAGTCACTATATTGGCTACGGCGGCGTTGTTTCCTCCTAAAGATACTTGTTGGGCGTTGTTGAAAATCAAAGGAGTAGAAACTTGGTTAGGAACAATGGGTAAAGTTGCAGAGAGAAAGACAATGCTGGTAATTGGCGTCCAATTGGCTATAGTTGAAACCTCTTGGTAAAGGGACATTGACCTGTAAGTGGTAGGTTGGGGAAGAACAGGAACAGGAAAAGGTGAAATAGTTTGTAGATTGAGAGAGTTTGTATTATTGATTAAGGGTTGGAAGTTTCTTCCTTGAGTCACGCCAGTATAACCGTAGTATTTGGATGGAAGACTGCTAAAGTATGTGAAAAGAGGGGCGTTGAAGAATATGCGGCAGATAGAAGCCGATTCTGGGTTAGGAGCTGTATTATAAAATGCTACATCTGCGTTCAAAATGGCACGATTGGAAGTTGTATCCCACTGGAGTGAAGGTGGAAATGTTGTAGCTAAAGGAGTTGCTGGTAAAAGGGCTGTTTGTAAATCACCAAAGCATGTGGATAAAGCTTCATTCACTAAATCAATAAACCAAGTGTAAGAGTAAGCAAAGTAATATCCTGTATCGTTATTTTGGAGTCCGTTTGATGTAAATGCAGGTGCTAAAGGTTTTATCGCTGCTACATCCTGCGGTTTCCACTTAATAAAAGTTTGAACTGCAGTTCCATTATATTCTAAAGTCACTGAATATATCGTGGCATCTACATCGGTTTGATTGGGTTGAATGGATACAATTTGCGTAGGAAGAGTTGTGGTCTCAACTGTAAATCTAACGATGGATAGAAAATAATCTTCTGGATTCTCAATAAACGGCATCGTTCTGCTCTCATTAAAATAGAATACTGGAGGGACAGTCGTAGTGCTTTCAAAATTGGTGACCGTTAAATCAAAATATACTTGGTCTGGATTTGTAGAGTTTTTCTGCACATTAAATTGCGACATCAGTTATAATATAATGTGATATTATTTTCCTTTTTGTTCCTAAATTAGTAAGTAGCTTTAATAATGTAATTCAAGATTACTGATTTGGGAGTCACACCAGTCACATCTAAAGTTTTATTTATTGGTGCAGCTGCGTTAGTGTATGCGAGTGTGATTTTGCTGGCGGTATTATAAGCTACATTAATGGCAGTAGAATTGGGGACATTACCAGTATCCACGCAACTTATACCAGCCAAATTTGTGTGGTCACCTGTATGTTGGTTGTAAGTTCCTCCAAGAATACCTTGACCGAGTGCTCCAGCGTAGGCTGTATAAGTTGGTTTAACACCCAAATCAACAGGGAAGAACGCATCAGGTAAAGATGGAATGTTTGCCTCTGTTAAAGTGACTGAATAATTCACTTGCGTTCCGCTGTTTATAGTATCGTTAGCATTAACATCAGTTCCTATTACAACTGCATTAAATAAAGCAGGAACAATAAACTGGGTGACATCAAGAGGTAATCCGTATGTATCTCCAAGTTGTTCTGCGAGAAGAGGATAGTCATCTATATTATATGCTCCACCATCGCAGAATAAATAACCTGTTGGAGGGTCAGCAAATTTTGTTCCTGCATACGGTAATATTGTTCCAATGGGTATTGGAAATCCATTGTAGCCTAAACTGTTTTGAACGGACATCTATATTAATAGTAGATATTTTAATACTGGGCTTTAATCATATATGTGATTAAAACATTCGCAAATACTAAAGGCTCTGCTGGGTCTGTTGCTGTAATCGTGGGGGTGATGGATGTTTGAGATGGGTTGGTATAAGTAATATTTTTTGAAGCCAAAGTAGCATTAAAATTTTTGACTGTATTTTGATATTCAAAAACGCCGCTATTAGTTAAGCCGTAGGTGTTGTCTGTTTGTGGAGCAGCCTCCCAAGCTTGGTCGCCAAGAGAAGCATTAAAGCTGTTATTGTTAGTCACAGTCACATCAAAGTTGGGCATATTTGCCGTTGTAATTCTGTAAGAAGAAGGGTTCTCGCCTGCAGGAATAGCTGCGTTTGTATTGGTAGAAGAACCGTAAATTGCTTTATTAACAAGGTCAGGCACTTGAAAAGAAGCTGTAATATAGAGTCCACTACCGTATCCGATGTCTATACTTTCGGTAAAAGTTCCGTTTATAACTCCAACGCCTACAATCACAGTAGCAAGAGTTGCATATACTACCTTTGTTTCTTCTGGATATAACCCAGCTATTTCAATAATTTGTCCCACCGTAGGAACATTAAAGGCGAACGGTGTATCTATCTCCCAATCAATTCCATTACCAGCAACAGTAATATCTCCAGATGTTGGAGTAGGAGAATAAACATCTCCAATAGCCGTATATAAATCTGGATAATCTTTTTGTAAAACTGTTTGACCGTCACAAAGCAACCAAGTAGGCGGTAAAAATCTTCCAGCAAATGGGACGACCGACCCTACTGGAGCAGGATAAGAATAATAACCTAAACTGTTTTGAGTGGACATTCTATAATAATACTTGATATTAAAAATTAGAGAATGTTCTGGTAATCCTTGTTATACTGAAATCCGCCAATTAATTTATCCCAAACAACTGCGTTTTGTGTTGTAGCCGCAGGCGAGTTTTGGTCTTGTAAATAGTAATTCTCAACATACTCAAATGCTTGAGGTTCTTGAACGGTAGGTGGAGGAGCCCATCTTGCTTTGATAATATAATACATGCCAATTGAAGCAATAGTGACCTCTGCAGCAACAGGAATATCTGTTTGGGCTACAGGATTAGTGACTGCGATTTGACCGCCAACGGAAAAGGTTGCTCCGTTTGTAGTATTGGTGTCTGTTTTAAATAATAAATCGCCTGTAATTTCGTTTTGTAAAAACTCGGTTCCGCCTACTACTTTGGCGTAGTTGGGAGTAGCAGGAGGTAGAGATGGGGTCACTGAAAAATCCGCTACATCAAACTTGGCGGCAGATAAAGAAGGAATATTATTAGCTGCTAAAGTGACTGCGGTAGCAGTAGTAATACCTCCCTCTTGATAGGGGAAATTTGGAATAGGCGTGCCTGCACCAGTGCCTACAATATAAGGATAAGCTGCTAAATTGGGAACGCCAAAAAAACCATCTGTATTGAATGGAGTGGCTATTAATAGTCCAACGCCTGTAAGAGTGCAAGTTCCTTCATTCGCAGCACTATCCCAAGTTAAAATAACAGCGGTAAGAGGAGGTAATGGAAAAAGTTCAGGAAATCGTATTGTTTGTCCTACAAAGAAGGTTGAACCTGTAGTAAAATTGGCAGCACTAATCTGACCTGTTGGTTCAATATCAATTGTTCCAGAAACTGCATTCGTAAATGTATCTCCAATCGCACTAAATAAGTCTGGGTATTCGGTAGTAAGATAAGATTTTGCATCGCACTTAAGCCAGCCAGCAGGAACTGTTTGCCCTGCGTATCCCATTACGGTTGCGATTGGAACAGGAAAATCATTATAGCCGAGAGTATTTTGAGCGGACATCTATATTTATTAAAGATATAATAATTTGTTTGAGAATTCGTGAAATCCAGAGATGTTTCAGTCCAACCTTGAGAGCTGAAAAAATTGAACTCTTTTTCTCAAAAGTTCCTATCAGCAAATCAGAGCGGAATTTCCAATCTTTTAGAGTTTTAAAAAAAATTGAAGTAGATTAATCCTGAAGTTCTCAGAGCAAATCTACCCTCATATATCAAGAATGAATCACGAAACTGACTGTCCTGTTTGCTACGAAGCCTTTAACGCCACCGACCGCAAGGTGAGCGTGTTGAGAGGTTGCGACCACTCCATCTGCTCCACCTGCAGAACTGGCGTTGAAACCAATCCCAACTTGACTACGAACATGCATCTTGCTGGAAGAAACATTAAATTATTAAAATGCCCTATTTGTCGCACGCAGGAGAAAATTCCCATCGTTCATCTGGACGCAGCTTACGAAGTTGAGAAAGCAAGGGCTTTACAACAAGCAGGTATGATTAACAATCTCCACAGCGAAGTCGCAAGGTTGCGTGCCGAGAACCAGCGTCTCCAGAGCCGTCTTGCTGCCACGCCTGCTGGTTCTGGCTTTCTTAGAAGCTCACGCTTGGAGGTTAGTGCTGGAGTTGGAGGTTATACACTGCAGATGGTTGTTCGCAACGGAAATATGGAGCTTTACACCAACAATCCTCAAGGGGTCACCGCACGCAGCATCGGTAATGTTCCGTCCGTCCCAGCTCCAGTGCAAGCTGCCCCAGTGCAAGCTGCCCCAGCTCCAGTAGCAGAACCAAATCTACGCCCCATTCAGCTGCGTAATTGGGGAACCGACGATATTCGCTCGTTGATGGAAAGGTATGGAAGAGGACTCGTTCAACAGATTGCTGATGAGATTGAGGATTTTGAAGAAGACGACGATTTCCGTGTGTTTTACTGCGACCAGTTTAACGAAGACGGTCAATTGATGATTGAAATGGGAAATGGTGTTGTTTGGCAGAGGCGACATACTGCACAGATGGGTTGGCAGGTTCTAAGGGTGAATGGTCATTATATTCGCTCCAGAGTCACTCCGTCGCCGCATCTGTTGTATCAATACATCATTAACAATTTCCCTCACGCACCCCATTTGACTGGAACGGAATATCAAGCTCAACAAATCGCCCAACCTGCAGCTGCCGTAGCTCACCCACGCCGCAACCGCCAAGCCGTCTGGCAACAAGGACACCGCTGCTGGTGCAACAATCCCCACTGCCAGACCGCTCGTCAAACCCAGCGTAAATGCCGCCACGCAGGATGCACTCA